ACATAAGTTAACTGATTTATTAGTCAGCATCGTTGTTGATGAACCGCCTGCTGTTAATACTCCTAATGTATATTTATTAGTACCATTTCTATTTGTTTGATCATCAATGAACCAAACTCGATTGGCGGTGTTTGGCATTGTTAAAGTTCTATTCGCTGCTAGGGTGCCATAAAGTCTAAGGTAAACATTTTTACCATTAGAAGTTGCTCCATCAGTTAAAGCTAATGTAACACTAGCTGCAGCCATATCAATAGATGCATAGCCTGTTGCAGCTTGTTCTACAATTTGTAAATTGGTATTAGTGATGCCTCCCCATTGTCCGGCTTTCTCACCTGTTGTAATTAATTCTAATTTTGTATTTGTACTATAAGTTGATGCCATAATTTTTTAACACTCGTCAATTGCTGTCCAGGTCATTGTTGCACCTGGGATTATTTCGCTCCAAGTTATCGCAGATACTGTACCTGTAGACAAGGCTAAACTTGCCTTTGTAGGATCAATATTTGCGCTACCCGTTATACTAACAGTTCCTGAAGAAATTACAACCTGATTTCCAGTAGCTGCAATCGTCGCTCCAGCACTCACTATAACGGTACCTGTGCCTAAAGTAACTTGAGAACCCGTAGGACTTAAATTAGCGTCTCCTGAAATAGTTAAAGTTCCAAATCCTAATGTAACTTGAGATCCAGTAGGATCTTCGACAATTGAATCAGCCGTAATACCAGGGTTTCCAATACTAATAGTTAACGCATTCTTAGTAGCTGAAATCGTTACACTATTGTCTGGGCCCGACGTAGAAATCGGTAATTCTGCAAATGAAGCAATTCCTAATAACATATATAATCCTTAAAAGGAGACAGCGGTGGTATGGTGGTACCCACTGCCTCCATCTAAGAACTATATCACCCTTTAAACCAAGATGGAAGACCTAAATGAAGACGTTTATCAAACTTGTTTTGTTCTGCTTTTTTAGAAAGTTGGTTATAATGTAGAAAGACTTGAGCACAATCTTTACCTTCAAAAGCATATCTCCAATGCTCTACTTCACAACCCGAATAAATAAGCATATCTCCGGGTTTTAAATCTACTTTAATTCCTTTAGCATCACTTTCTGCCGTTATTTTTTTACCATCCGGCATTCCAACATTTTCATTTGGACTTAAATAAATAGGCCATGGATCTCCACCCAAATTTAAAGTTGTAGAAATCTCACAACTAAATCTGTCTTTGTGTCTTTTTAAAATATCTCCTTTTTTATAGATTCTTGCATATGAATAAGTAGGAGTTAATTTTAATCCTGTGTGTTTTTCCATTGTTGGCTGAACCCAAGTTAACAGAGTTTCCATTGCAATGTCGGCATAATGAGAATACGTTTCAGGAACTTGTTTATCATTCCACACTCCCCATTCTTCGGTAAACTGAGAAATATATCTATCATCAAAAAATCTTCGTGCTACTTTTCTTTTTAACATAAAGTATTGAAATACAAATTTTGCTAATTGTGGACTTATAGCTTTTTTTAAAACAGTATATTTATTTTTTTGGAAGGTCATTTTTTTTCTCCGAGTTATATCCTGATATAGCTTTTGGAACTGCTTGTATGTTCCAATGTATAAATCTAAATGGTTCTAATCCTAAATCAAAAGGATATTGATGAGGAGTATAACCAGGAATAAGTATCATAGTTCCAGGCTGTACTTTATAATGAACAGCATCATTAGCAAAAGAAATTTTACTTGGATTTTTTTGTGGAAGCTTTGTCATCATAGCTGCTGGTCGCGGATCATGTAAAACAGGTAAGGTTGTATTTTCACTACATTTTAAAAAATAAAATCCTGAAACATGTTGATTCCAATGAACATGAGTATCGTGATGACCGCCTCCGCGTTTTGCAAACTCTTGCACCCAACATTCTGTAAAATGTAAAGTGTGATTTTTTAAATCAAACCCACACCAATCTAAAAACTCATAAGAACGTTGACCACAAAAATCTACAAATTGTTTTGCCTTAGGGTCACCATTAAAAGATTCACTATGATTTGACATACCTAAATCTCCTATATTTTTTTTTAATTTTTTATCTCTTTCTTTTATGGTTTTACTCATTATTTCTTTATGAGTTTTTTTTAAATAACCATCACTTAATTTTAACATTAATTTTAAAAAAGTTGAGCATTGTGCACTCCATACGGGAGTACTAAAATATGCTGCACTAGTAAATTTAACATCTTCGAGTGGGGTTGTTTTACTTCCGCTTGCGCCTTCTTTCATGTTTCTCCTTTATTTAAATGGATAGCCTAGACTCCAAATCACTAGACTATTCCTCTCTCCTTTAGTTACGGGTTTAACTCTATGCCATACAAATGAAGGGAATACAACCAAAGAGCCTTTTGGTAATATTTCAGTACACATCCTAATGTTAGGTTTTTTATCAGGATCTTCATTCCTTAAATCAAACTCTAACTCTCCACCTTTGTATTCTTTTGGATCTGTCAAACTAACTGTTACAGATAGTTTTCTTATCTTACCTTTTGTTGGACCTTCTTCCACATAAGGTTTATCCCAACTATCACAGTGCCAATCATAATATTGACCTTTTTTATAAATTGTAAATTGACAAGATTCGGACCAATCCCATTCAAAATTCCATCCTGCATTAACATTAGCCTGATTTACATAAGGTTGGATTTCTTTATAAATCCATTTGTCATTCATCCAAACAATATTTGAATCTCTTTTCTTTTTTAAATCTTTTAATTCTTTTTTATTTAAAGGGTTTGCTTTTAAATCTCTGTCTCTACCGTAACCTCCTGTGATAGCTTGTAGTTCTCTTTGTTTTTCTGCTTTACCGTATTGTATAATCATATCACAAATTCTAGGTGGAATAGCGCTTTGAAAATAATAATAATGATTGGTTATATTCATTGGTTATATTTAAAGTTAAAAGAAATAGAAATTCTTTCTTTGGTATTATTTTGACTGGGTTCAACATAATGACTTAACCAGCTTGGAAATAAATAAAATCGTAAAGGCGTACTTACAACCGTCCAACGTGAAGAAGTATAAGCTGTAAAATCTTTTACCGATTCTGTTCCCCAATCATAATCTAACATTTTTCCTACCGGATTTAAAAAAGTTAGGTTACCGGACTCTTCAGGAACCTGTAAATAAAAAACTCCAGATAATTGTGAATTAGGATGAACATGCACAACATTATAATCATTTTTTTTATTAATATTAGCCCAAATGTTTCCTAATTTTATGGGAGTTTTTAAAGAAAGATGTTTAGCAAACATATGAGCATTTGCATTTAAAACATTAATTAATTCAAGATTAAAATCATGAGATAAAAAAGATTGCCATCCTCCTTCATTACTTTTAACGGTTCCTTTAGGATTTTTCTTTTGTAATTGTTTAATTTTTTTAATCATAGGTTGTGGATCCAAATATAATTTGTCAGTAAACATAGGAGTTTTAAATAAATCAACAACCGGCATTTAAATATAATCATAAGTTACGGTATGAATAATACTTAATTGCTTCGGACTATTATTTATAACCATGTATTTTTGTGTGCTTGGAAACATTAACCAAAAGTTATTTTTTAGTTCATAATTCCAAGTTCTATTTTTTCTACGATTATCATCAAATTCTATTATAACCTTATTTGATTTTTCTATATCTACTCCATATAGAAAAGTATAATCAGGTGAATTACGTAGATCTACTGGATCAATGTTGTTTCTTAGAATAGAACTTTCTTTAGGCTTATAAACATTTATCCAGTCATCTTTTTGAATAAGATTTTTTCTAAAATCAGCATTAAAATGATCTCGTACATAATCTTTTATACGTACATTTTCGCCAGAATGATTTGCGATATAATCCTTATAATCATAATGGTGATAATCTTTTTTTTGGAATCTAGAGTCTTTTAAATATGCTTCAATAAAAAAATTTTTAAGAGATTGACGATCAATCTCAAATTTTGGTGGCATTTTAATTTCGCCCCAATAAAAATCTATTTCCGATAATACTTTCTTTTGCATACCTATAAGGTATGTAATTTAATTTAATAGAAATGTCAATGTTATTAAAAAGAATT